CACAGCCCGATTATCTTCAAAGAAAACTACATTAAAATCAATAAGCTAAACAAAGGCTACACCGAAGTGCAAAGACTATTTATCAATACGAACAGCACCGAAGGCTTTGGCAACTATGGTGAAAGGTTCAAGTTAAGCCCGAGCAATCGTGACTTTGTTGTTGTAGAACTTAAACAAATCAATATGAAACGGCATACGGTTAAAGCGTTTCTATGAACGATGACCACAAAATCAGATATTTAGACAGTTTAACCGAAGGGTTTATGATTGAATACAACAACTATGCTAAAAACAAAGACGGTGCATACGTTAAAGCAATGGACAACATCATGGATCTGGTTGAAGGAATTGATGGCTGGGGTGAGTTCTATCATATGCTACTTGCCAAAGACTTTGACCTATTCCAAAAATTAGTTGATGTCGGATTATGGAGTAAGAGATGACAGAAGCATGGAAAAAACTTGGGTTCATCGTCACAGAAAAAGATAACCTATACTCGGCGACTAAAATTAAAAAAAACAAAGACGATGTTGAAATATCTGGGATTGTCTTTCACGTTGATGACGATATCACCTATGAGCTTGTCACACTTTCTGAAAATGATTATAAAGATTTGATACAACAGACGATTACCTATCTAAAACGGAAACGTGATTTGGTTGATGTGATGGGAAACGAATGGACACATTATGAAAATCATGCAAACAAAGTGTTCGGAAAATAATACAGTTATGTTATAGTAAAGGTGTCCCCTTCCCTTTCATGACATATCTCCTATGGGAAAAGACTTGCATTCAGTTGTGAGTCTTTTTTCATTGGGTAAAATCGTATATAATATAATGTCATTATGTTTTTTAGTGGCTATGCACTCTCATAGGTATCGTGGCACACACGAGAAAAAGGTGGTTATATGGCAGAACAGAAGAATAAAGGTGGACGACCCAAGAAAGTGATTGATTATAAGATAGTCGAAAGCTTGGCAGGGGTCTTTTGCACGCAACAAGAGATTGCCAATATATTAGGCGTGTCATTAAGAACGTTGCAAAATGATGATGAGTTTATGCGTATTTATAAAGAAGGACACGAAAACGCAAAATCAAGTTTAAGACGATTCCAATATAAATCCGCACAAAATGGAAACGTGACTATGCAAATCTGGCTTGGCAAACAATACTTGGGACAGACTGATAAACAACAGACTGAACATAGCTTCCAAGAAGTTAGGATTGTCAATGACGCACCAAGTCAAGATAAGTGATGTTGTCGCCGTTCCACACTTAAAGTATTTTAACAGCAATAAGCTACACCAGATAAAGCATGGTGGACGGGGTTCATTCAAGAGTAGTGCTAACAGCTTAAAGATAGCGATGACGATGTTGCAAGACCCACACTGTGAAGTCGTGGTGATACGGCAAGATTATTCAGATCATCGCAATAGCACGTTCTCACAGTTGAAATGGGCTTTTGAAATATTAGGCGTTCCACTACAAGCCAATGTGAATTACCCATTAGGTAATGACCTATGGATTAAACTACCGCAGGGCAACTACGTCCACTTCAAGCAGATGAAAGAAATCGATAAGCTTAAAGGGATTCTGCCTAATGAACCCAAGAATGACATCAAGATCGTATGGTTCTTCGAGATAACCCAGTTCAAGAGTGAATGGTATATCAATGAAGCCATAGCGTCTTTTGTCCGTAAAGATAAAGACTATATATACTTCCTATATGAATACAACGACCACCCTAAACTGTCACACTGGACGTATAAATGGGTAGAAACGATGAAAGACAGCCCAGACGCATACGTTCAAAAGGTCAATTACAATGACGCACCCGAAGAGCAGCAACGTAAGTTCTTGGGACGGATTGCCTTAAAAGAAATCGAACGGCTTAAACAAGTAGACCCAGAGCAATATAAAAACACCTATCTGGGATTGCCTGCAAACTTGGCAGGTTCAGTCTATAAGCAGTTTGATAGGAATAGGCACGTTAAAGAACCCACTTATGAATATGCTGACATCTGGGTCGGCGTGGACTTTGGTGGCAATGACGCTACTGCGTTCACCGCTACGGGGTTAAAGTATAGCTATGCAGGGTTAGAAGTGTTTGACACTTACTATCACAAGAACGGTCAGAACGGGATTAAGACGATTAACGACTACACCCACGACCTGATTACATTCTGCAATAACATCTATGCGAAACTTAAAAAGCCCATTAGTGTATTTATCGACCCAGCGAACTTAACGTTTAAGCAGCTTGTTGAAGAGCAGACCTATTTAGAGCAAAACAAACACATCTTCGTGGAAAGTTTCATGAAGAAGAGTAGTGATAAGAATAAGACGAGCGTTCAAGAACGGATTGACATCACCGAGATCATGTTTGGTTCAGACTTTATTAGTATCACACCGAAAGCACAAAACCTGATAGCCGCAATCGAACAAGCTGAATACGGCAACAAGAACGAGCGTGCCGATGATGGTCGCAGTGACATAGATAGTTTAGACAGCTTCGAGTATTCATGGCTCAAAGAAAAGAAAGTCATTCGTGACATCATTTTAGGGGGTATTTAATGGAAACACAGAAGATTAAACAACTAACCAGTATATTCCGCAAGAAGGGCTACAATCCCATATACGGCACGATATACGACCAACAACAAAAATGGTTGTCATGGTATCGGGGTGAAGTCAATGACTTTCACTTCTATGACATCAAATCCGTCAATGGATTAAAAGTCGGCAAGCGTAAGATGTCACTCAATATGGCAAAGAAAGTCGTAGAAGACTGGCAAAGCTTACTGTTTAACGAACGGGTGACACTGGAAGTTGATGATGAAAACGCCCAAGAAATACTCGATAGGATTTTAGAAAAGAATCAGTTTATTGAAGAAATGTCTAACTTTGTTGAGTTGGCATTCGTCTTCGGGACTGCGGCGATCGTTGAGTATTTAGATAACAGCCAAGTGTGTTTAGACTTCATCTATGGTGATAACATCATTCCGCTATCACACCGCAACAAGCAGATTACTGAAATCGCAGTGGTGCAAGAGTTCAAGATTGACAAGAGCTATTACACCCACGTCAGCTATCACTTGATTGACGATGGCGTTTACAGAGTCGAACACGAGTTATACGAGAGCAAGCAGCAAACCTATTTAGGCAAACAAACAGGGTTGCACTTAATCTTTAACGAACACGAGTTATCAAACATGGTCGATGGCTACTTCATTGAGTATGAAACCAATACACCATTCTTCCAAATCTTCAAACCAGCGATTACTAACAACTTTGAAACGATGTCACCGATGGGGATTAGCCCAATTGCCAACAGCGTCAGCTTACTGGCAGCGATTGATGAAGAGTTCAACGGACTATATACCGAAGTCAAGCTATCTAAAAAGCGTCTGCTTGTCAATAGTGAAGCGACTAAAACACAAGTGGTCAAAGATAAAGACGGCGATGGCAACGTTAAGATTAAAAGTGTCAGCTACTTTGATACCGATGAAGAGATATTCCAATCCATACCGATGGACGAATCAATCCCATTCAAAGAGTTCGCACCTGTGTATAATAGCAGCCCATACATTGAAGGGTTGAACCACAAGCTCAATCTATTATCACAAAAGGTTGGGTTAGGAAATGGCTATTATCGTTTTGACACATCAGGCGGTATGACAGCGACCGAAGTGGTGAGTAAGAACAGTGACACTTGGCGAAATAGAAACAAGCACGCCAAAGTATTACGGGAAACCTTAATCGATATGATGAAAGGTATCTTACATCTTGAAAAGTCAGTCGGTGGATTTAATGGTGACCCTGATGATCTGGAATACAATGTTCACTTTGACGACAGTGTCATTATCGATGACAACAAGCGTATGGAAGAATTGAAGAGCGATGTGTTAGACGGATTTGTTCCCAAGTATGTCTATGTAGTTGAAAAATACCACATGACCGAAGATGAAGCCAAAGCATGGTTAGCTGAAAGTCAAGAAGAAGATAGAAGAATTAACCAAATGTTTGTCGATTCATTCGAAGAAGGTTTAGACGATGAACCAGCAGATGAAGCGTAGGTTAGTCGAAGAACTTAACGCTCAATTCGAAGACATTATATCTAAAAACCAACGTGCTAAATATGGCTCTTATATACGTTCTATTAACGAAGCCATAGTCACAGAACTACCACAGACTAAAAAAGCCGTCAGAGAGATTGTCGCACGATTTACGATACGTTTAGACACATCAATCAAACTGTTTACTTTATTAGCGGGTGTCAGTCAGATTATCATGGGCAATATCACACCGCAATCCAGACGATTATTAGAACCTTTGACAGCATTGACAAAAGCGTATGATCCAAAGCGTCCCAAGTCATTCGTGAAAGCCATGTATGAATTAACGACAGGACGTGGATTGTCAAAGCGTCAGGAACGATTCAGACCGCTTGTATTAAGTTATTATGGCGGGTTTACAGAAAACATTGAGAGCTTGGAAAAACAAGCCCAGAGAGCATTGCAAAGAACCCAAGTCGAAAGTGCTTCACTTGTATTCGCTGATTTAGAAACATTAAGAGAAGCGGGTGTGCCGTTATTACAAGTTAAAAAAGAACTGATTGCCAAATACAACGACCCTAAACGAGTGGTGAGAGCGTTAAACACAGAATTGCACGAACAAGCCGAACGGGTCAAGTTAGAACAAAGTAAGTTTATGGGCTATAACTTTAAAGTCTGGAACACCAAACGTGACGAGCGAGTCAGAGTGACGACATTCCATACCGCAGTCGCAAACAAGAAGATACCGATAGAACAAGATTTTAGGGGTGGTGGATTCACTGCCGAGTATCCAGGAGATGTGACGTTGCCTGTGGGTGAAAGAATCAACTGTCGGTGTTATATCACTTATACGAATTAACTTGGTTGCACGTCACCCATTAAAACGTGGACAAATTGGTTGCAAGTGTTCCCATTAAAACTTGGTAGGGTTGTCCTTAACCCTTAAAAAAGGAGTCAAGCATGAAAGACATTAAAGCATTTATCGAAAAAAACACCAACGAAGAAGGTGTGATTGATTTTACAGCAGTGGAAGAAGCTATCAATGGTGAGATAAATAACATCGTAGCCAAAAATAAGCCAGATACCGATAAGCTCAAACAAGAGCTATATGGTGAAGTCGCCAAAGAAATCATTGGTGGGCTGGGTATTGAAGGTTCGACAGTGGACGATCTAAAATTATGGGCTAAAAAAATGGGCGGAAGCACAGACGAGTTCAAAGAAGCCAACATCAAACTCGAACAAGAGTTAGAAAAATATAAAAAAGAGCTAAACGAGATTGCTACCGCCAAACAAGAGTTAGAATCAACCCTAACTTATAAAGAACAGCTCGGTCGAATTAAGGAGCTTGGAGTTAAAGATGACGAAACCGCAGAGTTTATTAAGTTCAAACTTGATAGAATGGTCGGTGAAGACAAAGACTTCGACACAGCCTTAAACGAGTTCAAAGAGCAATCACCCACATATTTTAGAACACAGTCTATCACCACGAATAGAAGAGTTCCTAATGCGGAAGTCGTATCAAACGATAAAGACGCTGATGTTCTTGCTGCTTTTGAAGCACGACAAGCAAAAAGAAACTAAAAATAAAAGGAGAATTAAAATATGCCAACTGACGCAAGACAGGTTATTGGGTATTCCCAAATCAGTGAAAAAGTATTAGGTCAAGCTTCGATTATTCGTAGCGTAGCCAACACAGAAGTAGAAGGAACTGTTGGATTTGAAACAGTTAAAGTATATGTCAACGATCTCGCAACGATTGATGACTATACGCCAGGCACTGGTATTTCATTAAGCAACGACGGTTCAAGTTATGTTGATATTGACAACAAAAAAGAAAAAGCTATCAATGAATTACTCGATGGTTATACTGTCGAAACTGCACCTGCGGATTTAGTCGCTTCACGTTTAGAAGCTGCACTCGTTAAAATGGGTGAGCAAATGGACACAGACGCATTAGCACAAATGGAAGCTGATGGAACTGAAAACGTTACATCTTCTGGTTCTAAACCAACTATCCAAACAATCTATTCAAACATTCTTAACTTAAAATTAGCATTAGACAATGCCAAAGCACCTAAATCAGGACGGTTCTTAATTGTAAGCCCAGAAATGGAAAACTTATTATTAAACGTTGATAGTAAAATTGTTCTTAACACTGTTCGTGGTGACGAAATCATCGCCGAAGGGTTTGTTGGACGTTTACTTGGATTTGACGTATATAGCACTGTATTATTACCAGCAGGAACTAACATGATTGCTGGACAAAGACGTGGATTTGCCTTCAAAGAAGGTTGGAAAATCCCACCACGCCGTCAAAATCTTGATGGGTCTGGAACTTTCATTGGTGACTCTGCCGTTCAGGGACGTATCGCTTACGTTTATGGAGCAGTAAGACCTACTTTAATCCAAATCAACAACGGTGCTCAATAACAAACTAACGAATAAGCCCTGCTTCGGTGGGGCTTGTTCCTATTATTAAGGAGTGGAGAACATGAAGTTTAATCATAAAACCAATGAAACCTATATTACGATAGACGATGTTATCAACGAAACGTCATTCACCAGTAAAGATATACAAGACAAGTTAGGCGAGCAGTTCGACCGAGTGGTTGAGCGTGACTTATCTCGGGCTGTGTATCGGTATCTGCATGGATTAAGACGGGGATTTGATAACGACCGCCATACTCGCATACTGAATGCTCTAATCTTTAATAATAGGACTTACCAACGTGGATTGAAGTTAGCAATGGTAGAGTTAGTCAAAGGTGCGATGTATTCAGGTATGGATCTAAACGCTTATTCATCTGAACTATTAAAATCAATCCCAGACAGCGTATTGCATGAACTTAAAAACGGTGGACTGACTGATTTAGTCGGCAACTTACAGATAGACGATACAGTGATAGAAGAGATTGAAGCACTATACCCTGACTTTGACTTAATCTTGGACGTGTAGCATGAGAAATAGACAAGCCGAAGAAAACCAAATGGTGAAAGCATACCTAAAACGTGGCAATAATGAATGGGCATTCTGGTGTCGTGATAGCTTTGTCAAGAACATCAGTATCGAAATCGGACAACCTTACGCTGATGGACAACGAGTGTTAGTCACTGAAAGCCCGTTGCAATTCAAAATCAATGATACGGTTGTAGTGTTAGGTGAAACGCTTTTAGTCGATGACATACAACAAACCATGAAACGCAACCGAAACGCTATGAGAAACGCACCCAGCTACGTTAAAACGCTTGTGGTGAAGTAGTATGGCATTTAATGTTGTCAATGCAACGATAACCTTATCGGATTTGCGTGAGATTGTAGACGCTAACAAACCCTTTGACACAGGCTATCTATTCAGCTTTGGAAATCGCTACAATGAAAACGGACATTTTATGGTGGCAATCTATGATTTAGTCACAGTGCCGTATATTCAGTTTTTAGAAGAAGGCACACAATACAGCACGAAACATCAGGGCTTTATTAGTGAAAAGACAGTCGGACAAGTCAATGCAGGGATTCAAAACATTGATAAGCTACAAGCGGGCAACGTTAAAAGAAGCACTTTGATTAGTCAGGGTGTTATGGAGCATATCACACGCTACGGACAAGAAGGCGGACGATATGACAAGTTCAAAGGTATTACATAAGGAGTTAGCCTATGACATCACAACGCAAACGCATATTTAACTGGTTTGTTGATACCCTTAATGAAAACAATCAAAACGTAGAGTTCAGTGGGAACTTCATTTTCAAGTTCTGGGCAGAGCAACAGGGGACAACTGACTTTGAGATTATCAGTCAAAGTGAAGAAACATTAGACTTTGAGAGTCGTGAAGTCGTCCCAGTCGTTAGTATTCAAAACATTGAAATCCCATTCGTAGAAAAGAACAACCGCAGCGACTTTGAGCAAGAGTTCTATGTGGCATTACGAGTTGAAAACCGTATCGATGAAACCACCAATCAGATCGTGATAGAGTTTGACGACACAGACCCTAAATACATGGCATTGATTGAAACTATCAACACGATTAGAAGCCAGCTGTCATTCCCATATGACGGCTATAAGTTTACAGTCAAAGCCAGAGAGCCACAAGTCGTTCAAACCTTTAAGTATAACGGCAATTACTACACTATTTTCAGTATTATCTTAAACATGACTGCTATCAGCACAGGCTTTTACGGCAACGAGATGGAGTTCTTCTTATCAACACAGGGTGGAAGCTTGGCACAATTAGATGTGATTGAAGCAGATATCATGACAGGGAAAAACACTTCTGTCTTTAACGAGATAACGTTCGATGGAACCGACCAAAAAACCCATGTCAATAGTCGGTCATGGCAAGCCCAGCTGACGGTGAACTATCGTGGGACAGCAGTCGATAACTTAATCTTCAACGAGATGTTAGCCTTAAACACTGACTTAATCGTTCAACCATACAACTTCCGTATGCGTCAGAATGATGTCAATTATAACTATCTTGTATATATCACGTCTGTCACCGCTGGATTTAGAAACAACAGCGTTCAGACCTTAACATTCCAGTTAGAAAGGGTGTAGCTTATGGCGTATGATTTATATGTTCACAAGCAGGGTGTCGAAGGTGTTTCAGCCTTAAACCCTGAAAGCCCTGCAAACGAAGCAGCAACTAATCCAACAAGAAAAGCTATCAAATACACTACTTTGTTAGGCTATGGCAAACTATTAGCCAGTAGAACCGTCAATACCATTGCAGCAGAACTTAAAGCGGACGGAAACGAAAGAGCAGCCACTCAATTAGGCAATATCACAAAAGGTGTCAATATGGCAGTCGCAGCGATTGCAACCAATGGTTTATCTTTAATCCCAGAAGT